TGCGAACACTAGGGCTATCAACTCTGCTACTGTTGTGGGTGATGGCAACGCTACTCCTTGGGATGGTGCATAAATGGCAGCTATTGGAGACGGATGGGCTACCGCTGCATGGATAGAAGCTTCATGGATATCAGGAGCTTGGGCGGGTAGTACGCCAGAGTATCAAGGTATGGAAGCTACCGCCTTCCGTAGACGTAGAAAGATCATTACGTCTAACCCTATCCGTAATAGGAATAAACGCCGCTTTCCGGGATATAACGGATAATGGAGGTCGACCTGCATGAAGCGCAGTCTGAGGTCTTTGATGATGCTCGCCGTTTCAAAGTAGTTGCCGCAGGACGACGGTTTGGTAAGTCCTACCTTGCAGCAGTCATGCTGTATATCAAGGCCGCTGAACTGACTAAGACCCGTTCCGATGGTAGCGTGGTAGATCTGCTCAATGAGGTAGTCTACTATGTGGGTCCGACGTTCAAGCAGGCCCGAGAGAATTTGTGGGCCGTGTGTATGGATCTGGGACAAGGGCTGATAGCGGGAGTCCGACAGAATGAAGGTGAGATACAGCTTACGAACGGTCGTACTATCCGGTTTAAAGGTGCTGATGATCCTAACTCCCTACGTGGTGTGGGTATACATTATGTGGTCATGGACGAGTACGCTTTCATGAAACCATTTGTATGGGACTTCATCGTACGTCCCGCACTGGCTAGAGCTGAAGGTGAGGCGCTGTTCATAGGAACCCCCGCAGGTAAGAACCACTTCTATCATATGTGGACGGATGCCTCCGAAGGCATAGACCCGTCCTCGAAGAAACCCACGAACGAGTGGGCAGCATTTCAGTACCGTAGCGCAGACAACCCGTACATGACTGCTAACGAGATGCAGAGCCTCAGAGACTCCACGAGTGACGAGGCAGAGGCGCAAGAGTTAGAGGCATCGTTTGAGGCGACTGGTGGTAAGGTCTTTACCTTTGACCAATTCCCTATCGTAGAATGCGAGCGCCCCGGCGAGCGTGTCATGGCATGTGATCTAGCTGGCTTCACCGCCGCTGACGGCCCTCGCAAGGCCAAGTCTATCGTAGACGATCACGCCATCGCCATTGTCAAGGTACACGAGAAGGGCTACCATATTGAACGCGTTTACTCCGGTAGGTGGGACGTGAGAGAAACCGCCCTACGCATTGTACGTGCTTACCGAGATCACAATGTTGTGAAGATGGGCATAGAGCAGGGTATATCGAAGAGCGCCGTTGAAGCGTTCATCGAAGAGGAACAAGAGAAGCACAGCTTGTACTTTGAGGTTCACCCGCTCAAACACATGAACAGCAGGAAAGAAGACCGTATCAAGTGGGCTCTGCAAGGTCGTGCCGATTCCGGTAAGATCACGCTGGAGCCCGATCAGAACCTCGCTGATAAAGACAAGTGGATAGGTAAGTTCCTCAGCCAAGCTGTTGACTTCCCAAACCCACTAGCGCACGACGACCTTATTGACGCCGCTGCCTACGCCATTGACCAGCTTGCAGACCTTGGGATGGGATGGACCATCTCCGTGTTTGACGAGTGGGAACCTTTTGACGACCTAGCAGGATATTAACTATGGCTGGACCACAGATTACAGACCCCCGCAATGCTAACAATGTGCCGGGTGAGAAGGGAGCAAACAAGGATAACTCCTTGGTCTCGTGGATCATGGAGAAGGTATCAAGTAGCCGCGATGCTCGTGATAACACATACAAGGAACGCTGGGATGCCTACGAACGCACGTTCCGAGGGTTCCACGTAGCCCGAGATAAGACACGAGAGGGTGAGCGCTCGAAGCTGATAGCTCCAGCGCTGCTCCAAGCCATCGACGCCACAGCCGCCACCATAGAGGATGCGATCTTCTCGCGCTCTAACTGGTTCGACGTGCTGGAGGATAAGTTTGACTCGAACTCAGATGATGTAATCAAGAGCCGCACCGCTCTCACAGAGGACCTCGACACTGCCGATGTGCCAGACGCCATCAGCAAGATCATCCTCAACGGGTGCTTATACGGCACGGGCATTGGCAAGATGAACGTCGTCAAGAAAGAGGTGCGCACCATCGTCCAGACCGAACAGGGCGCACAGGTACAGGTCTCCATGCGGCCACTGGTCACACTAGAGCCAGTACCGCCTTGGGAGTTTGTAATCGACTCACAGGCACGCAATATACAGGACGCCCTCTTCTGCGCCACTGAGACGGCTGTTCCGCGTAATGTGGTGTGGAACAAGATCAAGAGAAAGATTTACCGGCACGTTCCCATCAGTGGGTTCGTTGCAACTAAGGTGCCCCGTCCTGCAGGCATCTCGGCAGTAGACATGACCAATGCGTTCAAGGACTACGACGGCTCCGTGCAGGTTACGGAGTACTATGGGCTGGTCCCCAAGGACCTCGTCGCCAAGTACACTACGGTCGATAAGGAGGATGTACAGGGTAATGGAATGGTGGAGGTCATTGCGACTATCGCCAACGAACATGAATTACTGCGTGTGATGGTCAACCCCTTCTTCATGAAGGATCGTCCCATCATCGCATACCAACACGACATCGTACCCGGCAAGTTTTGGGGACGAGGTGTTGCCGAGAAGGGATGGAACGCCCAGCGTGCACTAGACGCTGAACTGAGGGCGCGGATGGATGCACTAGGTCTCTTAACGAGCCCGATGATGGGCGCAGACATTACGCGACTCCCACGGAATCCGGATATGCGCGTCCGCCCCGGTAAGGTGTGGATGACCCGTGGACGGCCCTCAGAAGTATTAGAACCTATCATTCTTGGTAACATCGACCCTTCAACCTTCAATCAGTCCTCAGAGATGGAACGGTTAGTACAAGTGGCGACGGGATCGATTGAATCCAACGCGCCACTTAATACCGACCGGCGCAATGAAACCGCCTCTGGTATCAGTATGATACAGAGTTCTGCTCTGAAACGCATGCGGCGCACCATGTGGAACCTAGAGCGACAGTTCCTCAACCCGCTAATCAAGAAGTCTATGTGGCGGCTGATGCAATTCAATGCAAAGCGTTACCCGCAGGACATGGAGTTTGTAGTAAAGGGCAGTATGGGTATTGTATCACGCGAGTTCGAGCAGACAAACCTGACAAACCTGCTGGCCGTAGTACCGCCTGAGTCCCCAGCCTACCCGGTCATCCTCACGGGGATCGTAGAGCTGTCAGGGTCTCACAAGCGGGACGAACTGCTGGCTGCTATCAAGGCGGCGTTTGAGCCTAAGCCCGAAGAGTTGGAGCAGGCGAAGCTGGATCAACAGCTGTCTAACGAAGGAGCTAAGGCAGGCATCCGGGTAGACACGACCAAAGCACAGAAGACCGAGGCTGAGATCAGGTTGATTGATGCCAAGACGGCCCACGAGAACATCAACGCACAGCTTGAGGACGAGAAGATCGACATTCAGGCTGCTAACACGGTCATAGGCAGAGAGAAAGCCAAGGCCGCTCATGAAGCCAACAAGGTGAATCGTGAGAAGATCAAAGTAGATGCAAGGAAAGCCACTGCATCAAAGGGGTAAGGCATGAGAACAGATAAAGAATACCTTGAAGCTATCACTACGCTTACTGGTTACCCAGAATGGGCGGTACTAGTGGAAGAGTTCAAGAGTTTGATATACCAGCTCCAAGCTGGTGCACTAGAAGCAGACAGTTGGGACAAGGTGGTAGAAGCGAAGGGCTTTGCTAGAGGCATGGCCTACATCGTCAACCTCCGCGACACCAACACTGCGCTGAAAGAAGTGGAGGATTCCAATGCCCACATATGATTACAAGTGTGAACAGCATGGATACTTCGTATGCATACAGGCGATGTCTGAACACCGCTGGGCTCAATGCCCAGAGTGTCACAAGATTAGCCAGCAAGTAGTACGCACGCCGCCTGTCCTCGACATCGAGGCTATGGCGCGTGTTGGGATGCCGGGAGCGTTCGAGAAGAGCGGAGACCGCGTAACAAAGCGGCACATTCAAGCCGGGCAAGACTACGTGCATCCAGAAAAAGCCGCTTACTACAACAGTAAGCAACTATAACCTATACACCGATCCTCGGGAGTAGGTTCAACCAAACACTGTACACCCTTGCGGGAGCAGTAAATAGAGGAGTCATAGACATGGGTAACTAC